ATGTATTCCTTAGTACAATCACCAGTTTTTACACCAGGCGAATATACATCAAAACCTGATTTCTTCAAATGCAAGTATATGTCCTGCCACCTTGAATCAGCATATTCAAAATTTGCATCAACCATACTTATCACCTCACAGTTTCAGTTTGCTCATAAGATTGTCAAGGTCACTTACGATTCTTGGACCTTCCTCTCTAACTGTTGGAGCAATAATCGCATAGTTCTTCTCGTGTGCAAGCTCAAGCCAAATACCATAATCTACACCATGAGCAAGTGTAATACGAACTATAGTCGAACTTGGTTGCGATACTTTCGCATTTAGTAAAGCTTTCGCCATACCAGTTCTATCGGTCCAAGGACGATTCATTTTCATCTTTGCTTGCAACTCACTTGCTTTAGTTGCCGAATACATCAAAACAACTGCACCAAGCTTTACGGACATCTTATCCAAATTCTTTTTTAATGAGCTGCTATCATAGTCAAGCTTGAACGACATTATCAACCACCTCCAAAGATATATCTGCAATGATGTTCCATTCCTGGATATTCACCACACCGGTAACCTTGAGAGTTTTGTTGTTGATTTTTAGCTCATCACCGACCTGTAAAACTAAGCTAGCGGCATCTTCATACAAGCACAAAATCATCGGAATTTTCTTCGTACGAACCTGAGTTGTGTCTCCAGTCGTAACTTGGACACTGCTATTCTGCTCGTGATACAATCCTCGAATTGTACCAACCACAATAGGCTCACCAACCGGTTCACCAAAGTCATTCACATCAGACCTCTTAAACTCGTAATCAATACCGCTTCGCTTTAACTCTCTTTTTATTTTGTATGCTTCAAACTGAGTGTTTATCATCTTGGCACCTCCTACTCATTGAGGATGCCTGAATTAAACGGTTTGAAGCGAGATGCCAATCGCTTAAAATAAGCTGAAGTATCTTGTGTGGATAAACCACTGACAGATATTGTAGAGTCTTCAGACTTAATGATAAGCATCTCATAAATGGTAGCATTGACGTTACCATTGTTCTTATCCAGATAATACTGGAAGTCATCCTCTTCAAAATAAGGTGACTGAGCCTCTCGCACTTCTTTCTTGATTCTTTCAATATCCGTCATAGGCTCACCTCTTATTCACCGTCAATGAAAGACTTGATAATCTCCTTAGCTTCATTGGCGTTCTTAGTACCAGAGATGTCAATCTCATTGATAGCTGCGAAACGCTTTATCTCTCCCTTATTCCACTGAGAAATAGGCTTTTCGAGAATCTCTTCCACAAAAATCTCGTCCTCAGTCTTTTCAGGAGTCTTAGGAGCTTTAGGAGTTTTTGTACTCTTTGCAGCTTTCTCATTCATAATGGTATACCCTTGACGAGAGTAAATCCCGTCAAAGGCACCACGAGTCACTTCAAACACATTTTCACCATTCGTAATCTTTACCATCTTTGTTTACCTCCCTTTTTTATTCTTCTTCATCTGCAGCTTCCTGCACAGTATCAAGAATGTAAACTTGGTCAGCAGCTTCGAAGGAAGGCAGACAAATCATAGAAACGATAGTCTCAACCTGAACAGGGTCAGCCTTCTGAACAGTAGTAACTGCAACACCGGTATCGGTAATAGATACGTTCGCAACAGAACCGGACATGAGGTCAGATTCAGCAGGAGTGGTACCGAACCAAGTCTTACCAAGGTCACCGTCAGGGAACATAACAAAAGTGTTCTCAGGCATAAACTTAGCAGTCTGCTCATTCTCATCCTTGTAACGCTTATCGTTAACAACAACGTCGATTTCAAGTTCGTCCATAATGTACTGACGAAGCTGCTTATCAGAGATAGCACCAGCACCATTAGTAAGAACAAAGATTGCCTTCTTAATCTTTTCGTTGTTGCGGATGTCTCTCCAAGTCTTACCATCACACATAGCACGAGTGATAACAGCACCGGTCTCATCCTGAATTGTTTCCTTAGCAACACGAATGTCCTCGATAGGGTCGGAGTTAGCATGGTTAGACCAAGATATAGCAGCATTACCTTTATGAGTTACACCATAATCAAAGGTAAAACTCTGACCATTTGCAGTCATAGAGATAATACCAGTAGTAAGTGCCATCATACGCATTCTCTCACGAGCAGCAGCAGCACCACGGAGTAGACGAGTTTCATCGTCAAAAATCTTGTTCATTACAGAATCGATATAAGCCTGGTTACCAGTCTCAAGAACAAGATTGAGTTCCTGACGAAGTTCTTCATCGATATAAGTAGACTCCTTGAAGTACGGCATCTCTGCAGTAAGCTTTTCAAAGCCGATACGTGCACGAGGAATTGCATGTACATCAAAAGCAGAAGTCTTAAGTACAACAGGTAGGCCCTTGGAACCCTTAATCCACTTAAGAGAAATGCCTCTCTTCTTATCATCTGGAAACAGTTCCTCACAAGGATAAGGAGCTTCGTCCTGAGTGAATTCTTCCCAATATGCAACGAGTTCAGTACTCTGCATCAAATCGAAAATAGTCATGTTTCATTTCCTCCTTTAATAATTATAGTTTGCCTTAAGCTTTAATAAAGGAAACACCACCAATGGTATTTACGCCGTAGGCAACCATTGCTTTAACATCATCGTCAAGGCGATTGGTATTTACAACACCAATATAAAGTGCCGTGCCATTTGCTTTACCGGAAGTAACGTCAACGTCGTGTAGAAGAACCGCATTACCAGTAGTACCAGCGGACGGGTCAGTTACCTTTGTCACCGAGCCAATAGCACCTGTTGTTGATGTTTTTGAGACAGTAGGTCCGGTAGTGTCGGTTACATCGACAACTTTCTGAGTAAATCCAAGCTTATCGGTTGCACCCGAAACGGCGGCTACATCATATTTATCCGTCTTTACCATCTTTAGCAAAGAAGTTATCTGTGCGGCAGCATTAGCACCTGCAAACTTATTCTCTTCCACATCCTCATCTTCTGCACAAGTATAATTAACACCTTCAATTGTAATTACCTCGTCTTTGGCAAATGCAGTAGTAATTTGCAGTGTGAAAACACCAGCAGTAGGACCGACAACAGCAGCAACATCTGCTTGGAGATTGCCAAAATTCACAAAAATTGGCGTACCAGCTTTTGCAATCTTTCTTGTGCCTACAGTAACACCAAGAGACTGAGGCACGATACAACCAACAGAACTCTGAAGCTCAACATTAGCAAGAATCTGCTTAGTTGCAGCCAGAGTAGTCTTAGAAATACCACTACGATTCAGCATTCTTATATACCTCCATATTATTTATTATTGCCCCAGTAGCTGGACTTTTTACCAGTACCGCGGCGTTGTGCGGCAAGACGAGCACCAAAACCTTTTTCTTCACCTTTGCCTTTATCTTCTTTAGAAGCCTTAACAGAAGAACCAGTTCCCTTCTGGCCAGTCTTACCTTTTCCTTTGTCTTTTCCACCCTTGTCATCGTCTTCGGATTCACCGAACCAAACAGGGTACTTAGTCTTGAACTCACCGATAATAGTCTTCAGGTCAGAATCTTCGGTCATCTTTGCAAGTGCAAGAGTAACCACATCATCCACGTACTGAGTTTTTACACCCAGCATCATGGCTTCAACTTTAGCTTCTGCAACCTGAGCTCTCTGCTCGGCTTCGTTCATCTTTGTCTGATTTTCAGCATCCTTTTCGGCAGCCTTCTGTTCATCGGTCTTCTGGCTTTCGATAAGTGCCTTAACCATTGCAACCATCTTGGAGTCCTTAGGGTCAATACCCAATTCCCTAAGAGCAGCATTGCGACCTTGATTCTTTTCACGAGTCATCATCTTGTTTACCTGCTCCTGGGTGAAAGTCTTACCAGACTTACCTTTATCGTCTCCACTTTTGTCCTTATCAGATTTATCATCTTTACCGGACTTTCCAGAATCATCCTTGTTGTCGTCCTGGTCCTCAACGTCCTCGTTCTCTTCAATTTCCTCATCAGTGAGGTTGTTCTTTGTTTCTTCAGCCATTTTAATTTCCTCCTGTTCCATTTCCATGATTCTCATGGTAGATATTTGATAATTTATTCCTTGTGATTGTTTTCAGACGCCACAAAGGTAAACATACCTGGGAACATCTTATTCACTTTATCTACGTATTCTTCAAGACGTTGTTTCTTTTTGAACACCATAGAATTTAGCATTCTTGCCATTTCCTGATTATTGCTACCATGGTTTCTTCGTATCCTCTTTTTTGTTTTCTCAAGGTCCTCTACTAATTCATAGTAACGTCTATCCTGAATGGATATACGGTAAATCTTATTACACTTTGGACACGCAAAATAAACCAGAGTAACCGGCACACCGTTCAATTCAACGATAGCCTCATGTATTCCCACAGCATCCAAGTAAAACTCATGTTTGCACTCATCACACACGATTATTGCTTTTTCCTGACTCATACCGAAAACCTCAGCACAAAATCGGAATCCGTTTCGTTGTCGTGCAGCAACTTACCGGTATATTCTTTCATGAGATTCATCCTGTAGTCAGACAGGTTCTGTCGAGCTTTCTTGAATTTTGCCGATTGTTTTTGTGGAATTTCTTTGTCCTTTTTCTTTAACACAGCAAGCTTTACAAACTGTCTGGAAACTTCCTTAAGTTTATTAAGCGATGTTGCGTCATCAATTTG